CTGGGTGTAGATCCCGGTGTCCATATCGACATCACCCTCCAGCCAGCAATGCGTCACCAGACCGCCCAGTGTCAGCTTGCCGGTGCAGGGATCGTCGGGCTGCATCGCATCGTCAATGCCCTTCAGCAGCGCATTCAGCGCCGTCGCGCCCACCACCGTCTCCTGCCCAATGCTGTCGAGCAGCGGAGCCGGTGCCTGGAAGTAAACGATCAGGAATCCCGAGAGCGTCAGCTTCACCGGCATCCCCGGCGGCTTCGAGACCCGCGTCTCCCGCGCCTGCACCAGGAAGAACGCGGGCTGCATATCCGGCGTCAGCGTGGGAGGCTGGGTGTGCTGGCGGCTGAAGGTGACGTAGCTCCCGCCGATCTTCGCCTGCAGCAACGCGAACAGCGCGGCCCAGATGGGTTCGCGATCGATTCCGCTATACGAGCCCACCGGCAGCCTCCGTAATTCTTTGCGTGATAATGTCGATGATCGTCGGCTTGTACTCGATCAGCGACGGATTCATGAACGGATGCGGCTTGACCGAGAAGGCGCGATGCCCGCGGGGGAAGACGCTGTCTCCATCGGCTGGGGTGAACTGGTAGAGCACGCCCTTCGCGGTCCCGATGGTCGATGGAACATTGGTACCCGCCTCCAGCCACAGGCCGAGATGTTTCTTGCCCAACTCTGCATCGACCGTGCCCTTGATGTAGTGGGGCGTCTCGGTCACCTTCGGGCTGCCCAGCACATGGCCCAGCAGCTCGCCGGAGCGGCTGACGATGGGGCTACCCTGAAGCTTGTCCGCGACGTTCCAGGCGAGGCCGTCCATGGCCTCCTTCATGCCGCTGCGGATCCCGGCCATGATGTTCTGCCGCGTCTGCTCGAGGTAGTCGAGAACCCCGGTGACGCTTTCTTCGTCGATGGCAAACTGGAGCATTACGCTTTCTCCGTCTGCGTAAACGTCCGATTGATGCGGGTGACGCGGTAATCGCGGTCATCACCACGCTTGTCGAGCGAGGGCCACGAACGCTTGTAGCGCTCCACGCAGGCGGCGGTGGTCGGCGGCATCGGAGCCTCGCGATCATAGGTGACATGCTCGCCGCCTGCCTCGCGCTGCGACGAAACCCCGGCCCCAGGACGGCCCTTATAGCGATCCGCAACCCACTCGATCACCGCCTGCACCACATCGCCAGGCGGCTCGACATAGCCAGCCACATACGCTACGACCACCTGCGCGGCATCCGTGAAGGCCGAGCCCACCAGGTACAACTGGTTGATGCGTTCGGGATCGAGGTCCTCATCGAGGTAGTAGCCGGATGCGATCTTGTCTGCCGACGCCGAGATCGCCGTGCCCGCAACCGTCAACGACGTGACGGCCGTGACGGGCCAGTGACGCATCGCCATGCGGATGTTGCCGTCGCCCTCGCGCACCTCGGTATAGCTGGCGGTCAGGAAATCCGTCCGCTCGATCGCGCGCAGGAAGTCCGCGCTGGTCGACGTGACGAGTCCGGTCAGGGTCACATCCGAGCCGGTCTGGGCGCTCGGGATCGCGAGCCACGCCTTGACGGCTTCGAAGGTGGTGAGATCGCCGGTCGCCATATCAACTAACTCGATTCATATACGGGCTGAGCATGTCGCGGACGATGGCCGGTGGCTGTTTTTCCATCGGATAGCCATCGCGGAGGTACTGAGCAAGCAATAGAATCGCGTCGAGAATGGGCTCGGGAACGCTAGCGCCTGTGGCTCCATAGCCGCACACAAAGGTAATCGCGATGCTGTCGAGAATGGGAAGGTTAGGCGGCCAGACCAGGGGCCACGGCGGCTCGATCAGCGCGGATTGCGTCTCACTGCCTGGAGAGAGCGACAATCCCCAGGGCGCGTCCGTAAAGTTGGTGGGGATGTTGCTGCCGGGCTGAGTTGCCGGCGGAACCAGGACGGGAGCGATGATGTTCTGAAGATTTTCGGCCCAGTCGGTATAAGTGAACGACAGCAGCGATTGAAACGGCGGCTTCGGAAGCCAAAACGCATGCTCGCGTAGATGATGGGCGTAGCGCTCACCTGCGCGAGGCCAGCGATTGAAGGTAAACGCCCAGGTCTGCGTGAGGAAGGCTCGGCGCGTGGTGTTCTCACACATGGTGCGAGCGCCGCGGATGAAGCGGCGGAGCTGCTGCGCGTTGGCGAGCTCGCGGACGTGGTCCGTATCCTCGACCGGCGAGAGTCCGCACTGGATCTTGAGATCGGCCAGCGAGACCGGCTCGGCGATCGGTCCGGTAATGAGCTTGATTGGCATTTAGCGCTTTGCCTTTTTGTTCACTGCGGCGACGGCGGCGACGAGGTTGTCCACGACAGCCTTGGGCAGGAAACTTCCTTGCGGATTTTCGCCAACAAGAATCGGCTCGCCGGGCGGGACAACTCCGCCAGAATGAAACTCGGCAAGGGGAGCGTTTGGATCGATGGCCTCGCCGCGCTCGATCAGTCCGTGGGCATGGTGCGGACGCACATCGCGAATCTCGCCAGCGTAGCTACCGATCATCATCAGAATTTCCATAGTTAGTCCAGAAGAGTGAGGTGTGGAGTGATGAACGGAATCGGATCGATGGGTTCTAGTGTTTCGCTGGAGATCAGCACTTCGATCGCGTCCGGACCGTCGAAACCACTTCTCACGCCCTCAACTACAGCATCGGCGGGGATAGCATCGTGCACAACCGAGTAGCCGCGATGCTTCCCAGCGGTGAACATACCCAGCAGCAGTTCGCCGCTGATACGAAATTTGCGCAGTCCAGCCATGTGATGCCCTTTCAAAAAAGACGGGGCGGCGATGATTCTCCGCCCCGATTAGAGGAAAGTGCTAGACAGTTGCGGTCTGGTTGGACACACCCTGGTAGCGAACGCCGGTGAGCACTGCGACTGCGGAGGCGAAGTCGACGTTGGTTCCGTCGGCAATCGCCAACTGTAGATACGGGGAGCCAGGGGGCAGCTCGTCCGCCTGCACATGCAGCACGTCCACGGTGTTGGGCACATCGCTGGGCGTATACCCGGCTGCCGTTACCGAGACGCGACCTGCGAGCACATCGTTTCCAGCGCCTGCCAGCAACTGCTGATAGCGGTCGAACGCAATAGGCGTCGGGTTCGCCCCGGCCTCACTGGTGCAGGCGTTCAAAGTGACAGCGCCCTGCGCGGCGGCGAGCGCGCCCCACTGAATGATGATGTTGGCCTTCGACGCGAAACGCATGCCGAAGACAAGGCCGGTGAGGCCGCCGGAGATGCTGGCGGGATTGAGGACGGGCACAACGTGCCCTTCCTCCGCGATATTGTAGCCACGAGCTCCCATGATGATTCCTTTCCCGGCATTGCCGGAGTGTGCAGACGGAGCGGCATATCATTGCGCCCCGTCTGTGGGTTTGAGGTTGAGATAGAGGGCCCCGCGATTATGTGCGGGTGGCTAGGATAACGAAGGGGCTGACCTTGTTCGCCGAGTTGTTCTGCGTAACCGGCTTGTCCCAGAGCGGCGCACCGTCGTTGCGCATGGTCCAGCGGAACACCTGCTGATCCGTGAGGAACTGCACATGGATGGAGCTGGCGAACTGAACATCGTCGAGCTTGCCGATGAGGTACTGATCGCAGTCCGCGAGGATAAAATCTCCCTGCGTTCCGAGTGCGGCGGTCTGCTCCACGGGGATCACGGGAATCCCGCGCAGCAGCCCGTACTTCCCGCTATTGAAGCCGGTTCCTGGAGGCGTATAGAGCGCCACCGCAGTACCGGCCGCGCCAGGGATCGTCAGCGTGGGCAGATAGGCCTCCGCGTCCGGTCCGACGAAGAAAGCAGCGGTCGCGCGACTGCGAATCCAGAGCCGCGAGATCATATTGAGAACATTTTGAGTGGTGATCGGATTGGCCGCCAAAGTCTGTCCAGCATCGATCGCCTGAACTACCTTGGCGCCGGACTGGAGAATTCCCAGGAACTGGCCCGCGCCGCCTCCGTTGAGAATTTCGTTGTCGATAACCCAGGAGAACGCTTCCGGGAAGTAGTCGTTTATCTCCGACTGCAACGCTGGCGCGTCCTTCAGAACCTCGTCGCTCGCCATATAGAAGCCCATCAGCTTATTGGCGTTCAATTCAGTGCGGCGTAGCTTGATCTTGCTGAAGTTGATGTTCGCGGCCTCTGCAGCGCGCACCACGAGGATGCCCGCGCCAGCCGGACCACCAACACGGTTCGCGTCGTCGATACCGTTCAACACTAGGCGGGGAGAACTCATGGGACGGGTACGGCAACGGCTCGAAATCATGCCGGCGGCGATGGTACGCGTCAGCAGATCTGGAGCCACTTCAGTTCCTACCAGGAAGCCGCCCTCAGTGTCGATGGTCTCATTCTGACCCGCAGCCGAGGCAAACAGACGCTCGTCGCGAACGCGGCCCTGAGAGACAGCATAATTTTTGACGGCGATGAGCTGCTCGCCAAGGGAGGCAAACGGCCGCTTGGAAGCTTCCGGCAGAGAGACCTCGACTTGAATGGCGGGCGCGGTGCGTTCGGCATCCAGCATCTGCTGGGCGCGGGCGATGTTGGTGTCGAGGGTGGCAACGTTCGCCATGTGAGCGTCATACTGCACACCCGCCTCGGTGGTCATGACGCCGCCGACAGCGGCTGCATGCAGAGCCTTTGCCGCATTGAAAGCGTCTACTCGATCCTGCCGCAACTTCTTGATGTCCACTGTTTTCTCCTTGGTGGGGGTTGAAGGGTTGAGGTTGGCTGGGACGTTACGGCAGGAGACACGCGATTGGGCGCGCAGCTTTGTAAGCCACAGGTGAGCCAGCAGCGATCGCTACCGGGAAAAGTTTGTTGGAGGCGTGTTAGAAAGCTTGCGCGAGTTGAAGCTCGCGCTCTCGATGGGCGTGGGCAATCTGCGCTTGCAAGGCTTTCGCTTCGTTGTCGCGCTTACCAACCGCCGCAGAGCAGTTGCAGCCAGCAAAGTCGCAACCGGTGGTCTCACACTCGCCGCAGTCGCCACCGATGCACGGATCACAGTCGCAAGCGCAACCGTCTTCACTCGCATGGATGCCGCTAGCTGCCGCCATTGGCTGCACAACGCTGCTGTGAGCCTGAGACGAGGCGGAAGGAGTGCGGCTGACTCCGAAGCGCGCCAATACCCCATCCAGCGTGCCAATACTGTCCGCCATGCCGCTCGATACAGCTTTCTGGGCGTTGAAGACTTTACCTTGACCCAGTTTCGCGGTAACGTCGGAGGCCTTCATCCTGCGGCCCTGCGCGACGGCCTTGGTGAAGTTGGTGCCCGAGTAATTTACCAAGTCTTGAAACTCGGCGCGGTCATCGGCATTCAGAGGCGCAAGGTTGCTGCCTTGCACCTTATTCTCGCCATAATAAATAAGTGTGGTCGAGATGCCCGCCTGTTCAAGCATCTTGGAGATGTCGTTATGTGCGGTGTACACGCCAATGCCACCGGTGAGAGATGATGGGCTGACCACGATCTCAGTGCAGGCCGACGCGATCCAATAGGCACTCGACGCACATTGATAACGCGAAATCGCTATGATCTTCTTTCCGGCCTTACGTGCGGCCAGTATCTCACTGGCCAACTCAGAGACGCCTGAAACACAACCACCCGGCGAGTCGATATCGATCACGATGGTGGGATCACCAGGACCATTGAGCGCCTGGCGGAACATCTGCATAAATCGCTCTATGGAGGTTCCACTAGATCCGAATATCTCATCCCAGATGCTGCCGCGCGGGACGATGATGCCCTGAAGTGGAAGCACCGCAACCCCGCCACCAGAAGAGGCCGACACGCCCTGTGGCCACGAGGCAGCTTCGAGCTTGGGCGCATTACTCCGAGTGACGGCGTTGAAATCCGACGCTCGCCCGTCGAGCTGAAGGATATTGATGATCGCCGTCAACCTTTCGGGTCGGAGGCCCCATACCTCTGTGGCGAATAACCCGAGAATATGACTACGTGACCTATTCATGCTGCCTCCGTGCGCGGATCGGTGCGGTTGTGGGTGACGAGCGCCTTGATCAGTCCGAGACTGGCGATGCGAGCCTGCTCCCTGTCTGCTTCCTCGGGCTCTTCTTCGTTGTCATTGCCGCCTTGCGTTGGATCGCCCCCGTCGTCTTCATCCTCATCCACGGGTACGCCAACGCCGGTAGATGTGGGAGGTGTGGTGGCAGGTTGGCGGTCGATCAAGCCCCAGTTCAGCGGATTCCAGAAGAGCTTCCCCTTGCCGCCGGGGATTGGCCCCATGTCTTCGAGCTCACGGCCTTCGTCTGCGCACATCCAGCCGATACCTGCGAGCGCCTGGTAGAACTCGGCGCGGGTTGCGGCATCGCCACGCATCAGAGAGGCGACGGAGAACTTCGGGAAGAACCGCGCGGTATTGGTCACCAGTGAACGCGAGATATCCTGCTCCGCCGCGATCACCTGTGGCAACACCCGCTGCTGCACATCCATAAGGTTGAACTGCTCGGTGCTGGCGAAGGTGGCAGCCTTGCCCGTATCCATGCTGATTGTGTGAGGAAGCACGCCCATCAGCGAACAGATCTGCTGATCGGAGAGCTTGCCGGCCTCGACAAGCTGCGCCTGGACGGGCGTGAAGCCCAGCGACTTCATATCCATGCCCGGCGGCAGAAGGTATGGCCTGCCGGCGTTCACGCCAGTGCGAGCCTTGCGAACGCTTTCCACAAAATTGTCTTCGTCTTCACCCGTCTTGAAGTCCGCTCCTGTAAACACGGCACCCGGAGTCGCATCGTTGCGCGTAAAGCGGGCCATGTAGTCCTGCCGCTGCAGACCGAGGCCGATCGCTTCGCAACCTACCTCGATACGCGACTGGCCGATGCCGACCTCGTCCGGATTCTCGCGGCGATGAAACACCTCATCCTGCATGAGGATGCGCACCGTGTTGGTGAGCGGATCAGTATAGCGATAGCGCAGGCGCCCAGAACCCAGCAGCCGTTCGACGCGGACCCGGTCGGGGTGCATCGGCATCAGTTCGTCCACGGCGCCGCGCGCGCCAGGGATAATCTCCGCATAGGAGTTGCCGCGCATGCACAGGTGCGCTTCCATCATGAACCAAAACTCGAACGCCGACTGGATGTGATTCGGAC